TTGCTTGTTGATGTATCTGACGTACTGTTGTTACTGTTTGTTATACTGTTGTCCCCATGAAACGTATTCAGAGAACCCTCTTGAGTGTTGTCACCCCACGTAGCTATTGAAAACAACACAAGTAAACATGATAGTCTTTTCACTTTTTATCTATAAGATTCTGAATGGTGGGAGATTCGTAGATACGCAAACCCAACCATACTATAGTAAATAAACTAGCTACAGGTGGTAGCCAAGCCGCAAGAGACATTACACCTGTAGAGGCGGCGGCTAAATCTAAAACTTGTTTCCCTTCTTGAGTCATAGCTAGTTCCTTATATACCTGCTATTATAAATGCTAGGAGTTCTGAGTATCTAACTCCCATTCTTGTTTTCTGTGTCGCGCCTTCGGGAGCGTCTTCTTCTGAAAGGTATGACTCACCCTCATGTTCCCACCAAGTAGCGCTAGTAAACATGCCGTAGTCACTTGCGTCTAAACCTTCTGCTTCAAATGCTTCTTGTAAGTCTTGAGCAATAATACCGAAGTGTACTCTAGCGTTATTGCCTTTATCCACAACAGCACTTCTCCACTTAAACTTACGAAGCAAACCTTTAGCGGCTACTGCTACTCTTCCTTCTGCTTCTGACAGTCCTTCTATGTTTTGCTTTTCATTACGGTCAGAAGTTTGTATTGTACCATTAGTAGCGTAGATGTCATCAAACCTATTAGACGATGTACCTAAATCTACTTCGTCATCTTTAGCTAACCCCCCTGCAGTAGAAGGTTCTAAGCTGTGTTGATTAGCTGAGTAGCTTTTAATACGAAGACCGTGATACTCATTAACAAAAGCTAGTAACGGACTCTGTCCGTACTGACCGTAGTAGTAACAGATACCGCCTTTATTAGTATCATTCTCAGTTACATCTATAATCTTCTTTACTGTTGACGAAGGAACATCCAAAATAATGTTAGGGTCAGACGTAGAGTTGTTATCAAAAGTAACAGTAGATGTAAAATCAATAGCGCTAAACGTAGCTATACCTGAGCAATTAAAGTTATCACAAGTAACTTGCCCATTTACATTTAAACCATCTGTTCCTATGTCAGCACGGTGTAGACCGTTAGTATAGAAAAACATTTTATCTACATAGTGGTTATACTTTACCTGCCCTGCTTTAGGGTTTAATCTATCTCCAAAGAATATGTTACCACTAGAGACTTCATTACTAAGAATGCTAAGACCTGCTTGGTATCGTATGTTACCACCATTTTCAATAACAAGACCATTTGATCTATAATCAGCCTGAGCCTGTGCAGAAGATTGTTGTATATGTATAGGGTCTGAAGTTGACATATTATATGCTCTCCATTTCTACTATTCTATACCTATTACCACGCTTATCTAATGCTTTAAATACACCAATAACAGAATCATCGTCAGCGTAGGTTTCTTTAAGTTCTTCGTATGTAGCATCTATGTCAGTGTTTTCGTCATAACCACCTACTTCAACTCTAACTAGTTTGCCTTCAGAATTTAGTTGCTCGTAGCCTACAATCATACTGGTACTCCTGTAATCTTGAGTCGATGCTCTACGTGTTGAGCGTTATCCCCTGCTGTGGAAAGTTCTCTGGCTTGCAGTCTATAGTCTAAACCTTGCTGAGTGACACCTACCTTAACTTTAACAGTCTCGGTTCTATTAAGGTTAGCCACATAATCATTACCATACTGGTCAAGAGTAATTGTTTTAAGAGTTCTCCAAGAAGTGTAGGATGAATTAAAGTTACTTAAAGAAAAGTAAATAGTACGAGTACCTGAACTAAACATACTTCCAAAAGAAGTAGAGTAAGCTACAACTGTTTTATTAAGTACTGGGTCATAGTAATATTCAAGAGGAGTTTTAATACCATATCCAGACGTTGTTGCAGAAGTTCCCATAGCTGTAGCATCGCCTATATACTTTGTTATGTTGCCCTCAAAAGATATTCGATGACAGCTAGTACCTCCTAAACTCGCAAAAACAACGTGTGTTGCTGTAAAAGAATGCGTATTTATCCCAATAACACCATTTCTCGCTCTTACTTGTAAATAAAACTCAATGTCGTTTATTATGTTAAACCCACTTGCACCATCTGAATACTTAACATCTACAGTTACCTCAGCCTCTACAGCATGGTTGCTGTTATAGTCTGTAGCCATATAGTCACTCTGAAACGACAAAGTTTGACTACTAGTTGTTAAGTTAAGCGGTCTAAAAGTATGAAAATCTTCAACAACAGGTTCTGGGGTAGGGTCTGGGTTTACCTCAACAATGTCACTACCACCTGTGTTACTTCTCTTAATATACATCTTACCGTGGTAAGTGTTGACCGCCACCTCGCCAAGCTCTAGGTCATCTGTTGTTGGTATACCACTAGAGCCTGACTGGGCTGACCTTTTTAATTTAATTGTTTGTGCCATATATATGGACTCCTATTACATTGCGTATATACGCGGAGTTAGTTTAGATTATTAGAAGGCACCGCCATCAACAGTGAAGGTTGTGCTTTCTACATTAGTTGCTGTTAAGACAACCTGAGTAGTAAAACTAGCTGAATTAGTTTCATCAGGAATCTGCGCTTTCCACTCTAATTCACTTTCATCAAAGAAAAACTTAGCCTTAGCTCTTTCAGTGTTTGCAGGATCGTTAACAATTAAACCACGATTAACTTCAATACCTGCATCTTCAGAATTAGCAGAAGTAGTTAAGTCATCGTTTAATGTAATAATAGCATCACCAACAGCAAGCTCTGTTGAAGTAATTGTTGTAGTACCGCCGCTAACAGTTAAGTCTCCAGATACAGATAAGTCACCTGTTATATCTGTATCTCTGTGGATTTGGAAGTTAGTACTGCCTGTTGCGTTGTCACTATGTGGCATAGTAAAGACATCAACAGATTTATCTTTAAGCTTAAAATTACCTTCAGATGCGTTATATACAAAAGACGCTTTAGCCCCGCCCCCTGATAGTTGACCAGTTGTCCAAGTCAATGATTTATGAGTATCCGTAGGTGACCCTATTATCGACATAAGACCTTGAGTCTTTAAGTCTCCTGTGGTTTTTATACCCGCGTTTGTATAAATACCACCGCCTATTATAGTACGATGCTCCTCAAAGTTATTATCAATTTCAACATTAGCATCATAGTTAACACCTACAAAAAGATCGTTATCATCTCCCTGCCTGTCTGAACTTAATATAGTAGCTAAAGTATTTTCTGAATCATTCTTTATAAAAGTGTTAATCTTAAAAGGATGCTGATTACCACCGCCTGATATTTCTACTTCACTTGAGAGTGAAGAACCAGACTGACCTCTAAATTTAAGCTCACCTGCGGGAAATGTAGAGCCATCGTTTGCGTTAATGCTTAATGAAGCTAGCACCGAAGCTGACGCTTTTATCTCTGCATCGGTTACTTTTGTAAAAGTAAACGCACCTGTACTGTTATCATAACCTAAAGAACCATACCCAGTACCTGTATTACCGCCGCTTAACGCCGATCGAGCATTAGAGTCACTATATTGAGAAGAGGCAGTAAGACGAACCTCTCCTGTCCCTTCGTCTACAGTTGCAGTAATATTTGAGTGGTTAGCGTGGCTTAAAAGAGTTTGTACACGACCATCTGCTCTAGAATTAGTAAAGTATTTATTAGTGGGGTTACCTGCTTCAGCAATATCATCAGCATCTAGTGTAAGAGTACTACCGCCATTTACTGTATTACTGTTAATTGTAATATCTGATGCTAAGGCAGTAGCAGTTGCGGCATTACCTGTACAACTACCTGAAGAGCCGCTAACATTACCTGTAACATCACCTGTAACATTACCAGTTAAACTTGCCGTAACAGTACCTGCGGAAAAGTTACCACTAGCATCTCGTTTTACTAGTCTTTCTGCTGTGTTTGCAGAAGCCGCATTCGATATTTGATCTACGAAAAACTTACCACCAATAACATCGTTCGATGCGTCATCACCCTCAGCTAGAGGTCTACCGATAACTAGCTTACCTGCATCGTCTCCCTGATGTCCGTACGCTAGTTCACCTTCGGCTAGGTCATTATTAGGTACGTTACTAGTAACACTTCTTTTAATCTTAATTGTTTGTGCCATTTTATTAGTCCTTTACTTAAAAGTATCCGCCACTGAGCGGACTGTTAATATTTAAAAAGTATGCGCTGTCCTTACCGTCTAGCTTATCTGCGTCTAGTCTACTATCTGAACCGTCTACTGTTTTAATAGCTTCTAGTAACCCCACAGGGGTAGAAGAAGTTGCAGGTTGTCCTCTAGGTACTGTTAGTATTCCTGTATTACTATTGTAAGTTACATCTGTACCTGCATCTCCAGTTCGTACAGTTAAATCTTCTAGCTCGTCTACAGCGGCTGTTGCTGTATTTGCAGAAGCTAGTGCAGAAGAAGCAGACGAAGAAGCCGCGTCCGCATGTCCAGACGCTGTAGTTGCAGAAGACTGAGCAGAAGTAGAAGAAGCACTTGCTTGAGTTGCAAACTGCTCTGCCGAACTAATGCTCTGTTCTGAAGAATCTTGATAGTCTTTATAAAACCCTGCCATTTGTCATCCCTGTGGTAGTACGCCTAAAGTTGAACCAGAGAACTCAGCTTGTACTGCCATGTTCTCAATCTCAGCCGCCGCTCCTCTAAACTTACCTTCAAAAGCAGAAGCTTCTTCAGGATTCTTAGTATATAAAGAAAGCTCAGCTAAAGCGCCGTATATTAAAAGGTCTGTTCCATGTTCTACAAACCAATTAGAATCTGTATCATTTACTAAAGGGTCTACAGAAATATAATAATATAACTTAACTTCGTTTACTGAAGTGTTAATAGGAGAAACAAAGAATTTGTTTTGTTGTCTTGCAAAGTATTTAGGAAGTCCATCCCTATTTAAATTACCTACAACAAAAGGTAAGTCTTTACGCTCTAAATCTATAGTCTGCCCTGCTGAAGTTATAGATAAAGCCTTTGCTTCTAAGTAATCAGTAGGGAGGTTAATAGTACCATCAGAGTTAATTGATCGTGTTACATAACCTTCAAGAACAGGAATACGCAAGACACGATTAGCTCTGTCTTGTGCTAGGTTAATAAAAGAGTTAATAGTAGCGTCTGAAATATCTGTACGGTTGCTCCAGTCTTTTACAAGAGTTCGGAGTTCACCTAAGTTATTAGCCATTATATATTTCCATAGTCTGTTCTAAGTTTTAAGTAATCTCTACTACGTAGGCGTAGCATCATCTTTGCTTTTAAGTCAGGGTCTCGGAATAATTCTTGCATTGTGCAGTTCCATTCTTTACACCATGCGTTAATTACATTAAGAGGGATAGAAGCTACCTTACGTCCCCATGTATCACCGCCAGCGTGACGGTTAAGGTTGTTGTCAGCTTCTATTTTGTTTTGTTCAAATATACTAGAATAGTCTTGTGTAGTACCGATACTGATAGTATCATCATTGTTTTGAATGATATGGGTTTTAACGTCAGACATGGATACTCCTATAAATAAGAAAGCCGAGCTACCCCGAAGGATAGCCCGACAATATAGACTAACTACTAAACACTAAGGTCTCGAACTACACCAGAAGCGGCTTCGTTCTTAGAGCATAAAGTATACTCAACCAATAATTGCTTAGACTCAAAGTCACCTGTCTTAGCTAGGTCAGTAGTTTGGAAGTCACGGTAGTAATCTACAGACCACATATCAGGCTGAAGGATTAATACAATGTCATTCTGCATCAAGCGGTTAGGTACAACATTTAACTCGCCGTAGTCAGAAACGTAAACGTCTACTGCGTTGATGTACTTCTTAGCTTCAGCGTCAGTAAACTTACGAGAGTTTGATGTGTTTCCATCAAAACCAGTGATAGCCGCTTTTTGCTTAGCACCACACATTAGGATTGATGGATCGCCACCTGCTACCCAAACGTCTTCAATAGCTTGGTTTAAGATATCATCAGTAAGAGCGCGATCAGTACCTGCTGTATATATACCAGTACCGTCCTTAACTACGACAGGAGTACCCGCACCGTCATTAGGAGCTACACCACCTGTTCCTACAGAACAGTTAGTAGCAAGCCATGAAGTAACAGAAGATAGCTGACGAGCTGTACCACCTGCCGCACCTGCAACCTGTGCTTTGTCAGTACCAACTAGAGTCTTCTCCATGTCACGTTTTAGTTCCATACCTTTCTTGGCAAGTTGATATGCCATTTCTGATGCACGACCTGCGGCATCAGCGGCTTCATTAGAACCAGAAACGCTTACAGTTTTAGAAGCGATTTGAGTGTAGTTACCTACGCGAGTTGTTGTAGCACTAACAGCGGCAGGAGCAGTTGCACCTTCAGCTACTGGAGTATCAGCGGCGGCGGCTAGATCATCTACTTGCCACTCGGTGTACGTGCTTTTAGTTGATCCTTTACCTACGTTAGAGATAAAAGGAGTGTCAGTTGGAGAAATGTTATAAATAATATCCGAAAGATTCTCACGAATACCTTTAGTTCCGTATGTTTCAAAGACTGGATTAGCCATAATTAAATTTCCTTATAAATAAAGTTAAGAGGTTAGAGACAGAATGGCACTTGCCGCATCTGTCACTTTGCCAGAGCGTTTGAGCTTTTGTCGTTGTTCCTTAACGGCGCGAGCTTTGCGTGTTTGTGCAGTAGCAGGTGAGGACGCTTTTACTTTCTTCTTAACAACAGGTTGTCTTTTCTTCTTGACGGTTGCCTTCTTGCTAACAAGTTCATCGTATAAACGTGCCTTATTAATTACTGATACATCACGCGCTGATATAACATTGCTTAGATCAGAATCAGAATAACCCTGTTCTTTAGCATAGTCAATAACAGACTTTTGAAAATCAGGAGAAACCCATTCAGGTATTAAACTTGAAAGCTTCTCTTGTTCTTGGTGTACTATCTTAGCACGTTGTTCCTGATGTTGTTTGTCAGCTTGTGCTTTAGCTTGTTGAAAACCTGCAACACTTTGTCGTAAGTTATCTTCAATGTCTTGAACACGTAACTGCTGAGTAACATAACTAACAGGATCAGCTTCTTTATCGATAGTACCTAACAGTTCCTTAGCCTTATTAACCTCCGCCATTTGATTAGTAGCGGCTAGTTCCATAAGTTGCAGATACTGCTGTCGCTCAGCGTTAAGATTAGTCTTTAGGTTATCAATCTCCTTAGACTCTTCTTGTAGCTTCTGGACACGCTTAGTGTAATTCTGTTCGAGTTGGTATCCTTTCTTTAACTCTTCGAGGTTGACTTCGTACTCTTCACCATCTACTTTAACAGTGTGAAGATCACCTTCATTAGTCATCTCTTGAGCTTCAGACTCTTCTTCCTCTTCGTCAGAATCCCCCACTTCAACGTCACCTTCGTCTTCTTCCGTTTCGACTTCGGTATCTTCCTCTACTTCAGCTTCGACTTCCTCGTCTACTTCTTCGGTAGTGACCTCTTGAGTTTCCTCTTCGAGGGTTTCTTGCTCTAGCTTCTCTTCCTTCACTTGCTCCTCAGGGGAGGGATTCAAAAGTTGGGCTACTGCGTTATCTAAACTTGTATTGTTAGTGACATCCACGTTGGGTAGTCTCCTATATATTATCTATGTATATATTATACCATACTTTAAAGTAAATGTAAAGAACTATTTTACTTTTTGTTGGTACTCGTAATTACTTACATATCCTTCTATTACATCTTCAACCATTCCTATGGCTTTCTGTATGTACCATAGCTCATCACGTTCATCAATTTCTTCTGACTTCGCCCAAGCTATCGAGATGTTCTGTTGTATCTCCTCAATGGCCTCGTTTAAGAGACCACCTCTTAGGAGTTCGCGGGCTACTTGAGCCTTACGTTCTGCGTCCATTATTCACCACTCATCTTTAGTTTACTATCGCCAATACCTACTGGTCGTTTCTGTACTGCCTCAAGTCCAAGTTCTGCGGCTTCTTTCTTCTTCATCCATTCAAACTTCTCACGCTCGAACTTCATGTTCTCTAGTTTGATTTGTAGTTCTGTTTGTTTTAGCTGAGCCTCTGCTTGTTGTGCCTGAGCCTGTACTTGCTTCAACTGAGCGTCAGCCATGTCTTTCTGTGACTCACCCTGTGCCGCAATCATATCTGGGCTTGGTTGTGGCTCTGGTGGTTTAACCTGACTAGGATCACCAATAAACTTAGCAGGGTTACGATAACCTGCATTCTTAATAAACTCACTCGCTAATGAATGAATATGCTGTGGTTGTATTAGGTAACCACCTTGCGTCTCACCTATACCACGAAGCATTGTTGCAATGTTGTTAAGATGCATTAGCTGTTGATCTTTGTTCTGATTACCTAAACCAACAGTCACTGCCATATCATATCTATCTTTCCAATCATAAGGAGCAACAGGAACAAACCTACCACGTAGCTTGACAATATCTACTTCTGTGTTATTTGTACGTGACAAACGATATAGCTGTAAGAATAATTCTTTAACACCTGTCTCAGCAAAGATGCGAGCAATAAGTTGTATCTTTTCTTGAGAAGCTGTCATTACTTGGTTAACTGCTGTAGCCGCTGTGTTAGATGTTAATGCAGAAGGGTCTAGCCCTTGATTCATTCTAGATACGCCTACACGGTCTTCTCTTTCCTTGTCTAGCTCGTTTAGGAAGGGGAAGGTAGCCTGACCTAGCTGTGGAACTGGAAGCTGTCTAACAGCACCCTGTACCTTCTCACGGACAATACCACCAATACGGTTGTCGATAAGGTCTTGTAGGTTTACTTGATTCTCTACTGCGGCATATCTACCTGCGTTAGATAGAGCTAGGTTATCAAGAGTATGTCTCCACATCTTGCTTCTAATCTCTTGAATGTCTTTAACAAGATCAGCAACACTAACACCAGTAAACTTATGGGGCATCATAATAGGAGATAAGTTAATAACAGGAATAGTACCTACTTCTTCTTTCTCAAGAACAACATTACCTACCATGTGTACTTCAAAGAGTTTCATCTTTTCTTCAGCTTCATCAAACGCTTTAACCCAAGCCTTGACATATTCAACTTCTGTGTTATTGCCAAAGTCATTAGCTTCTTCTACGTCTCCAAACCTAGCGTCTTCTACTTGATTCTTTATAAGGCTAGAGTGGTGTCCTGCTGATACATCTTCACGACTAAAGCCATAGTCTATGAGTGATCCGATGCTAACCTCTTGAACTCTCGCAACGAAGTCGGCATCCTTAATGCTCTTACTTCTTGCCTTAATCCTAAACTCAGAGGATGGAATATTGTCAACGACTGGCCTACCACGATAGTTGTCACGGCGTACAGTAACATCGTAGAGGTTAGGGTCTTCTTCATTAACTTCCTTGTTGACAATTTCTAAGTTCTCATCTTCTTCTAGTGCTAGGACTTCACTGTCCTCGATACCTACAAAGTTTTCAATATCACATAATTCATCTTGTGTCCAACTTACTTCTACCAAACCGTTCTTCATTAGAAGAGCATCTTTAAACCATGTGTATAATACGTTAAATCCATCACACCGTTTATCAAATATATAGTTTAGATAGTCGGTAGCCTGTTGTGCCGCTTCCTCATCCTCTGCACCTGTAGGCTCAAACTCTACAAACGTATCCCCCGAAGCAAACACCTTCATCAGTGAAGGCATAATACCCTCAACTGTTTTTAAAGTATCTCTAGTTACTACAGAAGAAAAGCCATCCTCTTCATCACCAAATGGTTCGCCATAGTAATAGTCAAGTGCCTCAGCCTGTTGATCGGCTAAGTCTCCGTTAGACCATGAATCAGCAGAAGATAATTCTCTTCTTACAATTTCTGATAGGTCTTCATTTGTAATAGCTTTATCCATCTATACGTTACTCCAGTTTTTAATAGGGAGAGACTGATCGCTGTAATCAGCCCAGTTCTGTGATTTACCTGCTACTGCAAACTGAGCGCACATTACTGCGTATCTCGTAGCACAAATAATATCATCTTTTATTGGTACAATCTTTCCATCTTTTCTGTGGTATGATCTAAACTCTTTAAACCATTCTTCTAAATGTCCAAACACTTTAAACCTTCCTGTCTCCATGCGCTGTAGCATTTCCATAATAGAAGGTTCTATAAAGTTGTTACCTTTTCCTGTGTCTCCAGAAGCC